TATGATGGGTCAGGTGTATTGAAAGGTGTAAAAATTAAAACAAAGAAGAAAGACTTTCGTTATGAAGGAGTTTCCACTGACACTTTATTCGGTCAGCATAGGTTTCCTACTACTGGTAAACGTATTGTTGTTACTGAAGGCGAATTAGATGCAGCGTCTTGTTATGAAGCTATGGGCGGTTGGCCAATGGTATCTCTACCACATGGAGCAGCATCTGCAAAGAAAGATATACAAAAGCAGATACCACTTCTGCAAGGCTACGAGGAAATTGTACTTTTCTTTGATGGAGATGAAGCAGGACGCAAAGCATCGGAGGAGGCTGCTACGGTACTCCCACCAGGCAAAGTTAAAATTGCTAGACTCGAAACTTACAAGGATCCCTCAGAAGCGTTACAATCCAACGATTCTGAAGCGATTAGGAAAGCTATTTGGGATGCGAAACCGTACAGACCAGATGGAATAGTAGACGGTAAAACTTTATTATCCATAGTAACAACACCACAAGCACCATTTAATCATGAATACCCCTTCAAAGGACTCAACGAGAAACTTCACGGGATACGGTATGGAGAGCTTGTCACATTTTGTGCTGGCTCTGGCTCAGGAAAAACATCCATCATGCGTCACATTGCAACTGACTTGCTCTGCAAAAATGAACATGTTGGGATCTTGGAGCTTGAAGCAAGTAATAGACGAACCGCACTTGGATTGATGTCCACAGCTGTAGGTAAGAACTTACACATTGGAGAACATAGTGAAGAAGAACTCTCAACAGCTTTTCATAATTCCATTGACAATTGGAATCTTTACCTTTTTGATGGCTTTGGTTCTTTTGACCCAGACGTTATTTACAACAGGATCGAATACCTTGCCAGTGGACTGGAGTGTCGTGTTATATTCCTCGACCATTTATCCATATTATTAAGTGGATTAGAAGGTGATGAGCGTAGAATGATAGACACCACCATGACACGGTTAAGATCACTAGTAGAGCGTACTGGAATTTCACTATTTTTAGTATCACATTTAAGGAGAAGTGGAAATGATAGGACTTCGCACGAAGAGGGAGGTAGAGTTAGTCTGTCCTCACTTAGAGGATCTCACAGCATTGCTCAAATATCAGATACGGTTATTGCCCTCGAAAGAGATCAACAATCCGACTCTGATGGAGCATCTACGACTGTTAGAGTCCTTAAAAATCGTTATTCAGGCGAAGTTGGAGTAGCTTGTGAATTAGCTTATGACCTAAACACCTGTAGATTTACTGAACATGAAATTACGGAATCACCAATTTTCAACCCAGCCACGGATTTTTGATGGAGGATATGAACACCCATGGTATAAATTTTTAAATAAACCTAAACCACCTAGCAAAGAAGCAATTGAAAAAGCAAAATTTGTTGACAAAACCTACCAGTGGAATCGGAACAATAATATTCGATCTGGAGGCAAACGGTCTACTAAATAATGCTACCCACATCCACTGTATTGTACTTAATTATGTCGAACAAAATCTCAAAATTAGTTTCAACGATGAAAGCCCTGGGAAAGGGATGTCTGACTCTGTGGTTAGAGCAGTCACCCACCTCGAAATGGCTGATTATATCATCGGGCATAATATCTTGGGTTATGATTTACCTCTTATTAAATCTATCTATCCTTTCTTTGATCCCACTGGTATTATTATTGATACTCTCCTTCTATCTAGGTTATATCATCCGAACTTACTCGACATAGATAAGAAGCACGCATGGAACCACATGCCATTACAATTATATGGACGCCACTCCCTTGAGTCCTATGGATACAGATTAGGAGAATACAAAGGTAACTTTGGAAATACTACTGATTGGTCTGAATGGTCTCAAGAAATGGAGGACTACTGCGTTCAAGACGTTAACGTTACCACCAAACTATGGAATCATTTCCTACCATACCTGAATGGGTCACGTTAGAACATCAGGTAGCACAAATACTCACTCAACAAGAACAACATGGATGGTACTTTGATGAGCAAGCTGCACGGGAACTTGAATCTACTCTCAGAAGAGAATATGAAGAGACTACGCAGTTATTACGAAACAGGTATCCTTTCGTCAGAGGATCAGAATTTACTCCTAAACGAACTAACTCAAGATCGGGTTACGTTGAGGGAGCTACATTAACTAAATTAAAAGACTTTAATCCCACTTCAAGGGATCATATATCGTGGATCTTACAAACACATTATGGCTGGACGCCTACATCACTGACTGCATCAGGGAAGGCGGTTATAGACGAGACCGTCTTAAAAGAACTTGGGACGGATATTGCTCTTCAGTTCTTGACACTACTGGATCTGACAAAGCAGTTAGGGATGATATCCGAAGGCGTGAACGCATGGCAGAAGCTATGTACGAAGTCTAGGATTCACCACCACTGTTCAGTAGCAACAGCTACATTTAGATGTGCCCACCGATCTCCAAATTTAGGTCAGGTGCCTAGTGATGAAAGGTTTAGACGTTTATTTATTGCTACTCCAGGTAAGAGATTGGTTGGTTCTGATCTTAGCGGTATTGAGCTTCGGATGCTTGCTCACTATCTCGGTAGATTTGATGGAGGGCGATACGCTAGAGTGCTTCTCGAAGGGGACATACACCAAGAGAATGCTGATAAAATTGGAGTCACTCGCTCCCAAGTAAAGACAATTTCGTATGCCTTTCTTTATGGGGCTGGCGATATTCGCATAGGACATGCTTATGACAAACTACTTTCCGAGGACAAGGCGAGAAAGAAAGGGAAAGAGATTCGCAAAGCATATATCCAAGCTATCCCAGGACTTAAAGAACTCTTGGAAGCTGTACACAAAGCTAGTGAGAGGGGTTATGTACTGGGGTTAGATAAAAGAAAAATATTAGTTGACAAGGCACATAAAAGTTTAAACTATCTTTTGCAAGGGTCGGCTGCAATCGTAGCGAAGAAATGGATGGTTATCACCAATGACCATATCAAAAAAATGGATCTATGCTGCAATCAGCTCGCTTTTGTTCATGACGAGTTGCAGTACGAATCCGCACCAGAACATGTTGATGATCTCAAATCTCTTCTTATTCTCTCCGCTGCTGAAGCAGGTGAGTATTACAGTATGCGAATACCAATAGGAGCTGAATCAAAGGATGGTATCTCATGGGCTGATACACATTAATGTATGAAATTATTAATCGATGCAGACTTTATCGTCTATAAAAATTGTGCGGCTGCGGAAAGTGAAGTGGACTTTGGTAACGATGTTATCCTTGTCACTTCTAACTTTAGTGATGCATACGCTGCCACAGAAAGAGAACTTACCAAACTTAAAAACAAATTTGGGTCATTCTCTACTATGATACTGTTCTTTTCAGACAGTAAGAATTTTAGGAAAAAAATCCTACCAGAATATAAAGGTCACAGGAACCGTAAGAAACCTTGTGGCTACAAACGTGTCATAGAAGCTTTAAAAAAAGAGTACAAGGTTATTATTAAACCTGGACTTGAAGCTGATGATAGTATGGGCATTTATGCCACTAAATACCCTGGTAATATAATTGTGTCTCCTGATAAAGATATGAGACAGATACCAGGACAGTTATATAATTTTGATGAAGTATTCACAGTCAGCAAAGAGGATGGTGCTAAATGGCATTTAATCCAGACTTGTTCGGGAGACCAGACTGATGGATATTCAGGTATCCCAGGGATTGGGGTTAAAAGAGCTGAATCATTATTTGAAGAGCACGGGTATAGTTGGAAAACGGTACTTAAAGCTTTCACTGATAAGGGTTTAACTGAAGAAGATGCATTAACTAATGCTAGATTAGCACGTATACTAACATCAGATGATTATGACTTCAAAAGAAAAGAACCCGTCTTATGGTCTCCCGCCACCAATTACAAAGTTGACAATGGAACAAGATCTAAAGTTAAGGCAAATTGAATTGACTTTAGAAAAAGATGATCTTGATATTGAGGCTATGAAAACTATATTCTTAGCCTTACAGAAACAAAACTTTGTATTATGTAATTCACTCACCAATTTAATAGAGAAATGGCCAAAGGTCCATCCTACTATCAACGAGGTTCCTGCGATGTTTGGGATTTTGTTAGAGAACAAGGACTAAATTTTCACCTAGGTAATGCTATTAAGTATATAGCAAGAGCTGGTCACAAAACAAAGAGTAAAATAGAAGACTTAGAAAAAGCTATTCATTATTTAGAAAACGAACTCCACCATGAAAAAGACCTTTATCTCCAAGCAAGCCAAGGAATTCCGCACAAAATACAATCTGAAAAATGATGCAAGTGTAATGACTCGTAGGCGTCAAAAAGATTTAATCATAGAAGAATTTAAGGAATTTATTGAATCTGAAGGTATGCTATTTAGGCATGGTAGGAATTTTCAGGAAGAATGCCTAAAAGAATTAGCTGATTTAGTTTATGTATGCTATCAGTATGCAGAAAACCAAGGTTGGTTTCTCGATGAAGCTTTAAATAGAGTTCACGAAAGCAATATGTCCAAACTCGGTGAGGACGGTAAACCAATATACCGAGAAGATGGAAAGGTCTTAAAGGGACCAAATTATGCACC